TACCGCAAGCCGGTGGGGTGGTTCGAGGACTTGCTCAAGGGCAAGTTGCAAATTGATACAGGTTACTACTACGCCCAGGCGCAGCTGTGGTCCGAGGAGAACCCGGACGCGTTCGCCGGGGTGCACAACCACAACGGCATGATGCTGATCTTTGACGAAGCCAGTGGCGTCCCACCGGCCATCTGGAAGGTCTCCGAGGGCTTCTTCACGGAACCGGTGCTGGACAGGTATTGGTTCGTGTTCTCCAACCCCCGCCGCAACACAGGCACCTTCTTCGAGTGTTTCCACAAGAACCGCCAATACTGGCGCAACCGGCACATCGACTCCCGTGACGTGGAGGGGGTGGACGTGGCCGCGCTGCAGCAGATCGTGGACCAGTATGGCGAGGACTCCGACGAGGCGCGGGTGGAGGTCAAGGGCCAGTTCCCCATGCGCGGGGAGGACCAGCTCATCGGCTGGGATGTCATCCAGGCGGCGGCAGAGCGCGAGCTGTCGCCGGACTACGATGCCCCGCTGGTGCTGGGCGTGGACATCGGCCGCGGCGGGGACCCCACGGTACTGCGTTGGCGCCAGGGGCGCGATGCGCGGAGCATCCCGCCGGTGCGGTTCAAAATCCGGGACGACATGCAGACGGCCTACAAGGTGGCCGAGTGGATCGACAAAACCAACCCCGATGGGGTGATGGTGGACGCCGGCCAGGGCACTGGGGTCATTGACCGGCTCAAGGAGCTGGGCTACCGGGTGCACGAGATATGGTTCGGCGGGGGGTCCCCGGAACCGGCCATGGCCAACTTGCGCACCTACATGTGGTTCCAGATGCGGGACTGGCTGGGCGGGGGGTGCATCGACGACGATCCGGTGCTCAAGCAGGACCTGGCGGGTCCCGAGCGTAAGTATTTCAAAAACCGCGATGGGTTTATCCTCGAGTCGAAGGACGATATGAAAAAGCGCGCGCTGGACTCCCCGAACGATGGCGACGCACTGGCCCTGACCTTCGCCAAGCGGGTGGCCCGGCGGGATCTTCGCACCGGGCGGGGGGCGCACGGCCGGCAGGCGCCAGTCGCCCGGGACGTTGACTACGACGTGTTCGGGGGCTAACCTGCGTGCAGATACGCGATGCGGCAGAGGCGGACATCCCGTATCTGGTGGAACTGGGTCGGAGGATGCACTTCGAGTCGCGGTATGCGCGGTTCGACTTCGACCCGCAGAAGTACGCCGCTGTTCTGGCGCATGTCATCCCGCAGGGGCTGACATTCCTCGTGGAGCAGGACGGTGAGGTGATCGGCGTGTTCGTTGGGGTATTGGACAGCATGTTCTTCGGCCGCGATATCGTGGCGCGGGATTTGCTGACCTACGTGACCCCGGAACGCCGTGGACGCGCAGGCGTCGGGTTGATACGGGAGTATGTGCGCCGGGCGAAGGCCGCTGGCGCGGTGGACATCCATATCGGGGTGAGTACCGGTTTGCAGCCGGCCCGGGTAGGGAGTCTGTATGAGCGATTGGGATTCGGCCACATAGGTGGCGGATACGCGATGGAGGTTTGAGTATGTGCAATGTACCGAGTTTGGGCGATGTAGTGGGCGGCCTGACCCATGGGCTGGAGAGTCTGGCCCGAGGTGTAGGGCTCACGTCGGGGAATATCGGCCTGCCGACGATGGCCGAGCTGTCCGGGGAAGAAGCGGCGAAGGAAGTCGCCCGGCAGCAAGCCGCGCAACAGGCGGAATTCGATGCGCAGCAGCAACAGTACGCGGAAGATCAACGGAACGCGCAGATCCGGCGCAGCCGGAACGTCGCCGTTGGCGGACGGCAGGCACGCGGCCGGGCCTCAACCCTGCTCACCGGGCCGCGGGGGGTCCTTGACTCCGGGCCGGCTGCGTCCCGCACTCTGCTGGGGCAATAGGGCATGGCCGCCGGCGGGGACAGCACCGCACAGGATATCCTCGAAGAACTCGGCCAGCTAACTGGCGATAGAGGCAATTTTGAGGGCCATTGGAATGAGATCGCCCAGCGGGTATTGCCCGCCTACGTCAACACCTTTCACACCAACTCCTTTCGATCTCCAGGCGAGAAGCGCACCGAGTACATCTTCGACTCCACCGCCAGCGTGGCCTTGAAACGGTTCGGGGCCATCCTCGATTCGCTGCTGACTCCACGCAACGCCACCTGGCACCGGATGCTGCCCAGCGATCCGTATTTGGCAAAAGACCGGTCCGTGAAGCTGTGGTTCGAGGAGGCCACCCGCATCCTGTTCCGCCATCGGTATGCACCGAACGCCAACTTCGCCAGCCAGAACCAGCAGAACTACTTGAGCCTTGGGGCGTTTGGCACCGGCTGCGTGTTCATCGACCAGCTGCGCAAGGAGCCGGGCCTGAGGTACAGGGCCATCGGACTGGGTGAAATCTACCTGAAAGAGAACCACCAGGGCCTGGTGGACACCGCGTATCGCCGCTTCGAGCTGACCGCCCGCCAGGCGCAGCAGCAATGGGGCGATGCGCTGCCGAAGAACATCGCCGAGTGCAAGAACAAGAATCAGAAGTTCTGGTTCGTGCACTGCACCAAGCCACGGGAAGACTACGACGGCAACAGGATGGATGCCCGGGGGATGCCGGTGGCGTCTTACTACGTGGCGGAGGAAGGGCAAGTCCTGCTGGCCGAGGAGGGCTTCACCACGTTCCCCTATGCCATCAGCCGCTACGAGCAGGCGCCCGGCGAGGTGTATGGCCGGTCTCCGGCGATGGACGTGCTGCCTGCGATCAAGACGCTGAACGAAGAGAAGAAGACGATCCTCAAGCAGGGCCATCGGGCGGTAGACCCGGTGCTGCTGATGCACGACGACGGCGTACTGAGCAACTTCAGCATGAAGCCCGGGGCGCTGAATTACGGCGGCGTGGACGCACAGGGTAGACCTCTGGTGCACACCCTGCCGACCGGCAACCTTGCCGTGGGTAAGGAGATGATGGACGACGAGCGGGCCATCATCAACGACGCTTTCCTTGTGACCCTGTTCCAGATCCTGGTCGAGACGCCGCAGATGACCGCAACTGAGGTCATGGAGCGCACCCGCGAGAAGGGGATCCTGCTGGCCCCGACCATCGGCCGGCAACAGTCCGAGTACCTGGGGCCGCTCATCGAGCGCGAGGTGGACCTGCTGGTGCGTCAGGGCCTGATGCCACCGCCGCCGCCGGCACTGCTGGAGGCCCAGGGCGAGTACCGGGTGGAATACGATTCCCCGCTGTCCCGCGCCCAGCGTGCCGAAGAGGTGGCGGGCATCATGCGCACCATCGAGACGACACTCGGCGTGGTCAATGTCACGCAGAACCCGGAGCCGCTGGACCACTTCGACTGGGACGCTATCGTGCCGGAAATCGCCGAGATCCAGGCGGTGCCGCAGCGGTGGATGCGGGCGATGGATCAGGTGCAGGCCCTCCGCCAGGGGCGGCAGCAGCAGGCCGAGCAGCAGCAGGCGGTTAATGCCATGCCCGGCGTGGCGGCGATGACCAAGGCCCAGGCGGTAGCGGAGAAGGCGGGGCAATGACCGATACCCTACTGGACAAGGTAAAAGAACTGGTATTCCGCCGCAAGCGGGCCTATCACGCAATTTTTGACAACCCGGAAGGGGAGCGAGTGTTAACCGACCTGGCGCGATTCTGTCGGGCGGCGGACAGCACGTTCCACCCGGACCCGAGGGCGGCCGCCAATCTGGACGGCCGGCGCGAGGTGTGGCTGCGGATCCAGCAGCACCTCAATCTCAGTGAACAGGATTTGTGGTCTCTACTCAACGAGAGGATGAAGCAATGAGCGAAGCAGCACCCGCAGCGCCGGCCACCGAGCCGGGCACAACTGCGGCACCGGAGACCCCGGCCGCCGCACCGGAAGCGCAGGCCCCAGCAGTATCCGCACCGGCAGCGAACGCCAACTGGTTCGACGGATTCGGCGACGACCTGAAAGGCTATGTCCAGAACAAGGGCTGGAAAGACCCCGCCGCGGTGGTGGACAGCTATCGCAACGCCGAGAAGCTGCTGGGCGTACCGGCAGATCAGGTATTGAAACTGCCCAAGTCCGACGCGCCGCCCGAGGCGTGGAACGACATGTGGGCGAAACTGGGCCGACCTGAAGACCCGAGCGGGTATGGCTTTAAGGCCCCGGAGGGGGGAGACTCCTCGTTCAGCGAATGGGCGGGCAAGACCTTCCACGAGCTGGGTATGCCCAAGGCCATGGCGGAGCAGTTGGCCGCAAAATACGACGAGTTCGGCGCGGCCAGGCAGCAGCAGGCCCAAGCGGCACAAGCGGCCAAGGTGGAATCCGAAGCAGCTGCGCTCAAGCTCAAATGGGGGGCGGCCCATGACCAGAACACCCGTATGGCGGCGCAGGCCGCGCAGAACCTGGGGCTTGACGCGGACACTATCGACGCCCTCGAGTCCAGCATGGGCTTCGCCAAGGTCATGGAGCTGTTCCACAATCTCGGCAGCAAGATGGGGGAGAGCGATTTCGTAAGCAACGGCAGCAATGCCGGTTTCGGAGCCCTGTCACCGGAGGCCGCTCGCAGCAAGATCGCCGAGCTGAAGGCGGATAAGGAGTGGACCAACCGCTACCTGTCCGGCGATCTTGCGGCGCGGGAAGAGATGTCCAAGCTGCACAAGTGGGCGTATCCGGAGTAGGCCATGCCCGTACATCCTGTCCGCGAGAACGGCCGTATCGTGGGCTACCAATGGGGTAGCTCCGGTAAGGTCTATCGCGGGGAGGATGCCAAGGAAAAGGCGGAGGCCCAGGGGCGGGCGGCCCACGCCAGCGGGTATCGTGGCGACAAGGCCCGCAAAGTGTTACTGGGCAAATAGTTGCAATTTACAGAAACTGAGGTATCTTACCCACTATGGCCCGTCAAGAATTGCGTCTAGAGTTGCTGAAGCTCACCTACTCCCACGGTCGGGAATCCTCGGAAGCCGTGGAGCGAGCGAAGGTACTCGAGACATACGTGCTGGGCGAAACAGCCAAAGCGGCGCCTGCGGGGGATAAAACCCTGAAGCTGCCGCCGAAGCACCTACGACGCGGGAACTCGTAAGAGCCGCAAGACCGCCGGACAGACGGCACCCCAGCCCTGGGTATGGGCGTGAAGATGGCCCTGCCATTGGCGGACAAGCACTTCGGAAATCGTGATCACTTTAACGACTTTTGGAGGGCGCTATGTCCATCAATCTGCCTACTCATTACATCCAGGAATACAGCACCAACATCTCCCTGCTGCTCCAGCAGAAGGGCTCCAAGCTCCGCAACGCGGTAACCATGGGCTCGCACACCGGTAAACAGGCATCGCCTGTGGACCAGTTCGGCGCCGTGGAGATGCAGGCGGTATCCTCACGCTTCGCCCCGATGGGCCGTGTGGAC